ATTGATTTATTTTACCTTTAGTTTTATCAAGAAAACTTGCCTGATCCTTTAAATCTGTTGCCTCTAATTTTCTCTTTTTTGCTATTTCATCCTGTAATTGATTTTGTAGTATTTGAGCTTCGGCTTGAAGATAAATAGATTGAGTTAATTTATTTACAGCAATTGCTGTTTCTTTACTATTTATATTTTGAATACTTAGATTCTCATTAAATATATCGTAATCCTGATTTAACTTATTTATTGCCTCTTGTCTTGTTGAATAAGATAATTCCTCATTTTTAGCTATAGACAATAAAGCGTTTAGGGTAATTACATTTTCTCCAGCAGTTGCTCTAATCTTATCTAGTGAATCATTATACTTATCAGCCCCCATTGAAGCATAGGCAAATATAGTAAGTGCAGCAGTTAGTATTGAACCCATCATAGATAGAGCAATACCTAATCCCTTGGATACGTTACTAAGCATTACTATTTGGTCAATAAGTATTGGTACGTTGTTTGAAATGGCTAATAATCCAAGACCAAAACTTTGAGCAAAAAATCCAGAATCTCGTATAACCTGGCCAAGAGCAAAAGATGCAAGACGCATCCTATTCATATCTAATCCAGCACTAGCAGCAGCCTCACCAGTCTTTTGTAAACTTTGACTAGCTCTAGAATTTACTCCCTTAAAAGAAGAATCTAGTTTAGCTAAAGTAGTTTCAATATTTTTTATCTTAGCTACTAAATCACCTAAATCTGCTGTTATCTTAACCTGAAAATTACTATCCATTATCTAACTTTTTAACGACCTTTTCAAAGTCTTGTTTTGTTACTGGTTCTAACTTAGGTTTTTGGGGTTTACCTAATCTATCTGTCCAAAGAGGAAGAATCTTATCGGGAGTTTTTTGGTCTTGTTTCTTTCCTACGTTTGAATTATAGATTATAGAAATTAGCGACCTAGTATGTTCCCAATCCTTTGTTTGTCTTTTGATACTACCATAAGCATATCTATTATAGTTTGCCCATGTCATATCGTAGAATTGATCGGGAAGAAGTCCAACATCGCATATAGCAAAGTCTAACACCTCTTCCCAACCTATTTTTTTGGCTTTACAGATTTAGATGGTGATATATTTGGACTAATCGCCTCCTGAACTTCTTGAACACCCTCAGATATTTTTATAGATTCATGGAATAGATTAATGACATCATTTATTTGTTCAATAGGCATATCATCCACCCATACTAAAACATCATCCATAGTAAAATCTACGATTTCTCTTTTAATATAAGCGTTGTTTTTTAACCCACAATAAATCAAATCTGTACAAAGTTTAATAGGATTTTCGTTATCAAACTCTAATACACCAGACCCAGTAATCTTTGAATATTCCATTAAGGCGTAGTTACCAATTTTAACACCACGCTTTTTACCACCTAACTCTAATTGTATATATCCTGCACTCATTTTATTTTTTCTTTAAGTAATTGTGGTTACTATCAGAAGAAATTAATTAAACAGTTCCTTGAGTAAGAGCTCCAGTTCCTTGGAAAGATACGCTATAACCAGATGGTGATTCCATATCAGCTGTTTGAGAAATAGAAGAAATGAAAGCGTTACCACTTAATACCATATCTCCAGCAGTTGATGTTGAGAAAGTTACAGCTACAGCAGTACGAGCAATAAGCAATGCAACAAGCTCATCAGTTTCTACACTTGCAGAAGATGCGTAGTCAATAAGACCATCAGAAGATAAAGTAAATCCTCTTACACCTGCGAAAAATTCACTCCATCCAGCAGAATCCTTAGTGGTTGCATCTGGTAGATCTACAGTTAATTCTAAACTAGCAGTAGTAGCCTTTAACAAAGGTACACCACCTACTTTAATTACTAAATTTGTTCCGTTAATTAATGCCATTTTATTTTAATTTTAATTGTTTATAATTTGTTTATGCTAATGCTAATGCTAATATTTCAGTTCCTTGCAGAGTACCAGAGTAAGTAACAACATCTTCCATAGGAGAATCAATAGTCATATTAGATACGTAAACGTAACCATTAAATACTAAAGCACCTTCCAGGTTATCTGTAAACTTAGCCAAGAATTTTGTTCTATTATTTATTGCTGCCGTAATCCAAGCAGGGTCAATATAATCCTCGTAATCTACCAATCCTTCAAAATCTAATGTAAAGCTACGTGCCCCCATAATTGATTCTGACCAACCAGCCGAAGTTCTTGATGTTACATCTATTGGATTTGCCTCTATGTTTAATGTAAAGCTACGAGAGTGCCCAAATGCATAATTAGTACCTCCATCTACGGCATACAATACTAAGTTAGTTCCGTTTACTATTCCCATTTTATAATTGTTCTACTATGTTTCTAATTCTAATTATTTTTACAACTTCATAAAATCCTTGATACAGATTCTCAATGTAATTACTAGATTCTAATTGGTTTGTTATAACCTTAAAATCAGGTGCTGCATTTGGTAATGATGACCTATTTAATAAAAGTTGCATTACTTGATTTGATATATTATCTGCATCAGACTTACTATAACTTGTAGCATCCGTTCCCGTAAATGCTTGTACCGTTACAACACAATTACTATTGAAGTTACTCTTGGTAGATTCGTCTATAACATTAATGTTAGATATTTGTATGTAGGGATAATTTGCAGTATCTGGAATATTATCATAAATAGGAACAATCGCTGAGTTAACAGTAACCATACCATTTAATTTATTAAAATAAGCCTTCCTTAAACTATATCCTACGTCTTTCATTATTCTACTACTGGTATTTCTTCTGCTTTTGGCTCAATAGCTGCTATTAATTCTTTGTAAGCATTTACTATCTCCTCTGTCCAAATAACATTTGCTATTGCTTGAACTCTTGCATCTTCATTTGATACATTATCTCCAGGACTTAAAGAATGCCTATGATATGTTTTTGCAATTTCTGCTCCATCTTTTATGATGCTTGTAGCAGTACGAATTTGAATAGTATTAATTTCTGTTAATTCTATTTTGTCTATTATTGTTTTTTCTATTAATGCCATTTTATATTTAATTAAACTTGGTAAAACATATTCATAATCATTTGAACATCAGCTCCAACGGTAACTGTAGGTGCATAAATGTTTGATGAACCATCATGGAAAGTGCTTGTTACTGATGTTGCTGCATTATTTATAGTCCAATTTGCTACCCCTTGTAACCCGCTAAATGGCAAAGATTGTAGGCGAGAACCACCATTATAAACAGGTGACATAGAAGTTGCAGCTGATATTTGCGCCCTTAACCAAACATTCCTACCAATTTTTAAATATGTGCCAGAAACAGTAACCGTACCAACTGCGTTAAATCCGCTTTGCGTTGGTGTCCACGTTCCCTCCTCATAATCATCTAAATTATTTGCACTTGCTATGGCTACTTGTGTCGCAGGAAATTGAATACCTCCTGTTGTTGCAGTTGCATCACCAATTCCAATTCCTGAACTAAACGTAGCACTTGTACCATTTAATGCTCCTGATAGAGTGGTTGTTTGATTTGAATTAAAAGTTGCGGTTACAGCTCCGCCTGAGTATACTGTTATTTTATTTGATGCTCCTGTATAAATAAATGCTTCATTAACACCTAATGCACCCATCTGTAATTTAAGCAAATTATCAGTTCCAAATGCTTGTAATAAACCATTTCCTCCATAAGAACTTGAAGTTGTATTTACATTGTAACCATTAGTTGTACTACCAACAAATAATGTGCCTGTTAATGGAAAACTTAACCCTGCACTCAATGGTAAGTAACCACTCAAAGCTGATGTTAAAGCTAAAGTCCCTGTAGACGATGGTAGGGTATAAGTATATGTTCCGTTAGTAATAGTAGAACCTAAAGTAAGTTGACCAACAACCCTTGCAACACCATTTACATCTAATAAGAATCCAGGTGAAATTGTATTTAATCCTATTTGAGTTCCATCATCATAAAGAACACTTGAGTTAACACTTGAAGTAGAGTTCCATTTAGTTAAGTATCCACTTGTTCCAGTTCCAGTAACAGGATTTGTTAATAATGGCTGACCACCAAGACCAGCTAAAGTATAAGTAGGAACATTTAAGGTAGAACCAACTAAAGTACTTGCCCCACTATTTCCTGTTACAGTTAATGATAATGCGTTTTGCTTTCCGTTGAATGTTGACCAATCAGAATTACTTAATAAACCCCTATTTGTTGCAGATGCAGTAGGTAAGTTTAAAGTAATATTTCCACTTGAAGTGATAGGACTATTAGATATATTTGCATCTGTTCCAGTAGTTCCTAAATCTAAACCAATACTTGTTACTGTTCCAACTGACCAACTTCTATTATCTGTTAGGTCATAAACTGTTCCATTAATTGATAATGTTCTTGCATTTGTAACAGGAGTATATCCTAATCCATTTGTAACATTTAAGCTGGTAAGCGATAAAGTACCCCCTAGGGTTAAACTTCCTGAACTTGTAACAGTCCCACTTAAACTAAGACCACTAACTGTTCCTGTTCCACCAACACTAGTAACTGTACCTACATTGTAATTACGGTTAACCGATAAATCTTGTCCAACCCCATTAATTGTAATCGTTCTTGAATTATCTACTTTAGCATTTAAAGCACTCTGTAAATCTGTTTGATTAGATAAAGTTCCTGTAATAGAACCCCAAACGGCATTAGGTTCAGAAATCTTTACATAAACGCTACCAGACCAACGATAAACAAAATTAGTATCTAAGGTTATATATATCTTTCCAGTTTCTCCTGTAGCAGGTAATGCAGCGTAATTGGCTACTTCTACAACATCATCAACATAACTTGGTAATTGAGTTGCAGGAACTTTACCATTACCATCTAAACCAGCATACCCATTATTAATTCCTTTGTTTGCTAAGTTTTCAGCAGTATATCCTAAAGCATCTTGTTTTCCGTTAAAGATATTCCAATCAGTAGAACTTAAATAACCATTTGTAGTAGTATTTGATTGACTAATACCAATAGTTCCAGAACCTGTAATAGTTCCACCTGTAAGTGGAGCAGATGTTGCAACAGAAGTAACAGTTCCTACAGACCAAGTTCTATCAGCAGCTAGGCTATAACCTACACCATTAATAGTCATTATTCTTGAATCAATAGCAGGAGTATATCCTAAAGCAGTAGTTACATCAGAAGAAGAAAGCGTAACTGCTCCAGCTCTTGTATTAAATGAAGTTACACCTACGTTTACACTATAAGTTCTATTTGCTGATAAGTCAAAAGTTTCACCATTAATAGATATTGTTCTTACTTGAGGTACTTTATTTACAAATGACTCGTAGTCAACTGAACCTAAATAACCATCAACTATTGCACTTACTTGACCTAACTTTGATTTAATAGTACCATTTGTTTCATCACCAGTATTTGCACCTGAAGAAGAGCCACTAAAGTTAGAGGCGGTTAAAGTTCCTACAAATAATCCATTACCATTAACATGAAGTTTTTGTGTAGCTACTATTCCAACACCTATACCTGATGCACTTTCAGAAACAATACTATTTGCTATAATACCACCAGCTGTAAACTTAGATAGAAAAGTTGTAGTACCAGCACCTGTAATTAATCCAGACTCAGCAATGTTTTGCCAATCCACACCAGTACCAGAAGAAACTAAAAATTGACCAGCCGTACCAGACTCATTATTTTGATCAAGTAATGTTCCAGTTAAACGAATAGATCCACTAATAGATACAGCATTTGCAGATAAGAAAAGTGCAGAGTTATTGCCAAGTCCATCGGTAATTTGCTTTAATGTACTATTAATAGGCCCATTGTCCGATATTTTTAGTAACGCATCATAAGTCGATGCTATGGTTTGTCCTGTAAGTGAAGCCATTTGTATATTTTGCCTTAAATTAGTTAAAATTTATGAATTAATCAACATTTTTTATCTACAGTTTTTTGCCAAAGGTGTAACAAAATTCTACTCCTTTTAAATCTATAGTATTTAAAAAATAATATCTTCCAGTTATAGCTTTCTGATTTACAAACTTGGTATTATTTGATTTATATGGAGCAGCTATAGAATTGGTATTTATTCTACTCTCGAAATCTGTTTGTATTCTTAATGTATCACTAGCTCTCTGTCTTGTACCAAACTCTAAATAAATAAAGTTTTTATTTGGTGTTGCATAAGCAAACCCATTGACAGTACTTTTATTATTCTGCATTTTATAGCTTATTGGACTGTTTGGAACAATTATATTGTTTTTATCC